ATGATTGATGTCTTAGGGCCGGAGAAACGCAGACGGCGTACCACACAGGAAAAGATCGCAATTGTTCAGCAGAGCTTTGAACCGGGGATGACGGTCTCCCTCGTTGCCCGGCAACATGGTGTAGCAGCCAGCCAGTTATTTCTCTGGCGTAAGCAATACCAGGAAGGAAGTCTTACTGCTGTCGCCGCCGGAGAACAGGTTGTTCCTGCCTCTGAACTTGCTGCCGCCATGAAGCAGATTAAAGAACTCCAGCGCCTGCTCGGCAAGAAAACGATGGAAAATGAACTCCTCAAAGAAGCCGTTGAATATGGACGGGCAAAAAAGTGGATAGCGCACGCGCCCTTATTGCCCGGGGATGGGGAGTAAGCTTAGTCAGCCGTTGTCTCCGGGTGTCGCGTGCGCAGTTGCACGTCATTCTCAGACGAACCGATGACTGGATGGATGGCCGCCGCAGTCGTCACACTGATGATACGGATGTGCTTCTCCGTATACACCATGTTATCGGAGAGCTGCCCACGTATGGTTATCGTCGGGTATGGGCGCTGCTTCGCAGACAGGCAGAACTTGATGGTATGCCTGCGATCAATGCCAAACGTGTTTACCGGATCATGCGCCAGAATGCGCTGTTGCTTGAGCGAAAACCTGCTGTACCGCCATCGAAACGGGCACATACAGGCAGAGTGGCCGTGAAAGAAAGCAATCAGCGATGGTGCTCTGACGGGTTCGAGTTCTGCTGTGATAACGGAGAGAGACTGCGTGTCACGTTCGCGCTGGACTGCTGTGATCGTGAGGCACTGCACTGGGCGGTCACTACCGGCGGCTTCAACAGTGAAACAGTACAGGACGTCATGCTGGGAGCGGTGGAACGCCGCTTCGGCAACGATCTTCCGTCGTCTCCAGTGGAGTGGCTGACGGATAATGGTTCATGCTACCGGGCTAATGAAACACGCCAGTTCGCCCGGATGTTGGGACTTGAACCGAAGAACACGGCGGTGCGGAGTCCGGAGAGTAACGGAATAGCAGAGAGCTTCGTGAAAACGATAAAGCGTGACTACATCAGTATCATGCCCAAACCAGACGGGTTAACGGCAGCAAAGAACCTTGCAGAGGCGTTCGAGCATTATAACGAATGGCATCCGCATAGTGCGCTGGGTTATCGCTCGCCACGGGAATATCTGCGGCAGCGGGCTTGTAATGGGTTAAGTGATAACAGATGTCTGGAAATATAGGGGCAAATCCACTGACAAAAGCAGGAATGATGCCATTTGCTCGTTATTTCTGCATTTTCATAAACGTTGGTTTGGGAGAAGGTTCTCCAGCTATTGGCGTTCCGTTCTTCTGGCCGTCCGCTGCAATGCCAAATACTGTAATCGACAGCTGGTCCAGTATGGTGTTTTTGAAGTTCAACGGGGCGAAATTTTCTGCCACTGATTACCCTGTGCTGGCGAAAGTGTTTCCGGCGCTGGCATTACCTGACGCACGCGGTGATTTCATTCGTGTCTGGGATGACGGGCGAGGTGTAGACGGTGGTCGCGAATTATTAAGCTGGCAGAACGCTACAAACTTTTCTCAGTTTGCCGGGAATATAGGCGAAGGTGCGGGACACGCAATTAACTTTCATGATGGCATCGCCGGAAATCAGCCAGGATTTTCACGATTTAATTTCACCAGTAACTCTGTGGGTGATGGTGTGAATTTTGTTGCAGTCAGACCGCGAAATATTGCATTTAACTTTCTGGTGAGGGCTAAATAATGAAACCTGTTTTTGATGAAAATGGGCTGGCTACAGTGCCGGGCGATATGCGTTGTTTTTATTATGATGCTGAAACATCTGAGTATACGGGCTGGTCTGATGAATATATTAATACTGGCGTAAGTATGCCCGCCTGTTCCACTGGTATTGACCCTGGCGAAAACATTCCGGGAAAAGTGGCAGTATTTACGGGTAAGGGATGGAGCCATGAAGAAGACCATCGCAATGAGACTGTTTACTCAACAGAAAATGGCGCAGCTGTTACAGTGGATTATATCGGTGCCATCAAAGACGGTTATGTCACGCTTTCACCGTTAACGCCATACGATAAATGGGATGGTGAGAAATGGGTGACGGATACCGAGGCACAGCATAGCGCCGCAGTAGACGCGGCAGAAGCACAACGTCAGTCACTGATTGATACTGCAATGGCTTCCATTAGTCTGATTCAACTGAAATTGCAGGCCGGACGGAAACTGACGCAGGCAGAAACAACCCGACTTAACGCCGTGCTGGATTACATTGACGCGGTGACGGTAACAGATACCAGCACCGCGCCGGATATCATCTGGCCTGAACTGCCGGAGGCGTAGGCCATTCAATATCTGGCGCACTGGAAGTATCGACCAGCTCCAGTGCGTCCAGATAATCCAGCCACAAATTATATTGCGCCAGTTCCTCACCTTTCAGACGACCAATAGCCGCTTTACCAGGCCATTGCCTGCTGTTCATGTGCTCGTTGGCTTCATTAATAAGTTTTCCTTTTTTCAACTCTGCCAATGCAATAAGGTTTTCTTTTGATAAAGGTGGTTGCTCTGTCAAAACCGGATATCCCTCCTGATTGCTGACTATTTTCATGCCATTATCCTGACCATCCAGTAGTGATAGCCATTCATCCGTGGTTATCTCAACAGCATCTGAAGGTGCTTTATTTAAATCGGTAAAAAAACCATTTTCTTTTTGTGAATAGAAGTATCTGTCCATTTATCAATCTCCAAAAGCAATCCAGTAAGCAAAAGGATTTATTCCTTGCTCAGTCACAGATGACATCAGGGAAAATTGCGATGGTGAAACAGGTAATGCTGCAAAACTAACCATTGTTGACACACCTGACCGTGCATTATCGTACGATGCAACAACACAATAATTGGTATTGCTGAAAGATATCGGCAGGGTGATATTTACAGGTGAGCCTAATGGCCCTGATGCTGATATTCCCATTTGAATGATGGTTCCATCAGGCAATTTTCTCCAGCGATTAGAACTCGGATTTCTTTTCCAGGCTGACATATCCGGTATCTGATTTTCTCCTGTGCCTACATCCCTTTTCGCCGCTTCTCCCAAACCAAGGTTTTCGAGAGCCGTTTTCACCGTGCCATCCGATTTGATATCACCAAACGGATTCTTGCGGCTTAACAGCAGCGCACGAAGCGCGGTAAGCAGCTGGTCGTGCCGCCCCTTCTCCAGGCTGGCACCGGACGCCTCCACAACGCTGCAAAGCTCCTCCTGCAACATGTCAAAGTAGTCATCATCCAGATCGGTGGCAGGCGTGCCGGTCTGGGGGTTACCACGGGTAAAACCGTTCTTACCCGCGCCGAACTTATCCTTCTGCGCAGTTTTCGTGTCTATACGATGCATGGATTACTCCGGATATTTAAAAATTACGTAGGTATGCGACGGGCAGAGTTTGTTAAGCACACACTCGACAACGGTGTCGCCCCAGATACGCAGTGCGGAATCACAGGGATCGCCACATGTCATCCAGGTGGTGTTGGTGGCGGCTGGCATGTTGACCTGCCAGTAATACCGCCATTCAGGCGCGTTCACAGCGTCAGTACAGGCCGATGAGCAGGTGAACGTGCTTTTGTCGTATCGCGTGATGGTGGCATCTGGTCTGCCCAGGGCAGCAAGCTGTGCAAGATAAAAATCCTCGTTGATGCCACCCGACAGGTTAACCTTCGCATCCAGCCGTTGCTGACGCTGGCGAAGGGTCTGTGTCCCTGCGGGAATACATTCATCCGGCAGACCGCACAGACGCTCCCAGCGGTTTATCAGTTCAGTGGTAGTGCGCGGATCCAGCTCCCGCATCAGGGCATCCGCACGCTGATGAACGCGGGTTAATGACGGTGCCGCACCGGCAATCGCCGGATCGCTGGCTGACCACGCCGGACCGGGGGGCAACAGTGCCGACAACAGACGGATGTAATCATCGTTTGTCACGTCCATGAAATCGTCCCCAGTACCGCCAGTTCATTTTTTGCAATGGAGATATTGTCTGCCGGTGTAAGCAACTGATGGCTGTATTCCCCGTTCGCACCGGAAATCGCCTCACTGATACGCGATACCTTCAGTTCTCCCTGCGGATAACCATCACGCAGCAGGAACGAACGCAACTCCGCGGTGATGGCAGCCCGTATTTCCGGTGTGTCCGGCGTCACGCGGATATGAAAATCCACCGTATGTGCCACCGGCCTGAACACATACAAATCAGAGCCTGCCACCGGGGCCAGTGGCCCGATATGTTGTCTTGCCGCCGTTTCCGTTGATTCTTCCGGAATGGGATTAATCAGGTCACTGCTGGCAATCATCACACCGACAGTTCCCGTTCCCATCCAGTGACGGTATGTCCATGCGCGGGTAATGCCGGGCACTTCTTTAGCCCAGACGACATAGTCCCCGTCAGCCCCGCCCTGCGGCGTCCAGTAATACCGCTCAATGACGCGGGCGCGCCACGTTTCCAGATCTTCAGTATCGAATCCGCCAGTCAGAGTATCTGCAACACCGGAAGACGGCAGACCATTCACCGGCGTGACCAGGATTAATGCCGTACCGTCGTCAGCGTTACCGACCGCGCCTGCACTTGAGCAAGTGATCGGCACGCGCAGGACACCACCGGAGCTGGTTGCATCAGCAGTTGCCGTGTACTGAACCAGGTCATCGCGCTGAATCACGCTCCCGGCAGTCACCTTCAGGCCATCGCTGACACCTTCCCAGCGCATATACCCGCTGGCAGCCGTGGCCCCCTTGCGCGGACACCGTTTCATCGCAGCATGTCGCGCCAGCCAGGACTCATCGCACAGGTCAGGCAGCATGTTCATTGCCAGATAATCGATGTACCCGTAAACCGTATGCAGCGCCGCCGCATACACCTTTGCCCGCACGTCTTCATCCATGCGCCGGAGCGTGTCGCTGACGTCCAGCCTGGCGAATAAATCGTTACGGAGCATACTGATATTTTCTGCCAGCGTCGGGCGCTGAAATTCACTGTCCGCCATGCGTTATCGCACTCCACAGATCATCAAAAGAAATCATTACCGGTCCGTCACGACGCCAGAGAGTGATACTGTTACCCAGTTCATTAATCCCGGTGCGGCGGATATCCAGATCAATACGGGACACCACGCCATCATCAATCATCCATTGCAGGCATTCGCGGATATACCCCCTTACCGTCTGCACCAGCTGATTGGTCAGTTTGCTGCGCTGAAGCAGCCACAGTCGGGAGCCGTAACGGTCATTCTGTACCGCAGGCCAGGTATCCCCCCACCATCCCATCGGGACGTCGGCGTTGTCATCAGGCTCCGCCCGCCGCCAGGTAAACAGGGAAATCACCACGGCGCGGGTCAGCGGATCCAGCGGTGCGCTGGCGCAGGTGCGTTTACCGTTCACCGTCAGCCACAGTTCCATCATGCCTCCATCGCTTTATCCGGTTTGTCGGTGTTACTGCCCTGACCGTTCTCTCTGTGACTATGCCCGTTATAGGCAAGCCGCATCGCTGACATGGTGGTGCCGCCGGAGTCGCACAGGTCTTTCACCTGTCCTGTCACTTCCAGGTCCATTTCAAAACGTGCTTCAGGTGCATTGCGAAACGTGATCGTTTTACCTGCACCGTCCACCACGATCCCCTCCCGGGTCAGCGTCACGGACTGCCCCTGATCGTCATAGACAGCCACCTCACCCGTCTGCAGCCCTTTCAGGCGGTAGCGACGGTCCGACACCGTAACAACCACCGCATGAGAACGGTCGCCATCCGGAAACAACACCACCGCTTCCGCACCGCTGTTTGCCCTTGCGGTAAAACCGTAGGGTTCAAGATGTTCAACCCCGGCTTTGGGTTCACCGGCAATCAGGAACACATCCACGGTCTGACATTTCGTGGCGGCACTGATGCTTTTCACCACGGCCCGCCCAATCAGGCCGAGGAGTTGTCGCTGCATGGCTTCAATCGTCCTCATCAGAACGGGTCCTCCTGTACTCTGGCTTTTTTCTTTTTCCGCGCGCCGGGGGCTTCGGGTTCAGGCAGATAAGCATCAGGCGGGCCGACACGGATTTCCGTCAGGGTGCCGTTCTGGTCCTGAGTAAACGTGACTTCCGAGACAAGCAGTTCGGTATTGTCGAAACCACAGACCGGATCGAAGACAATCACCCGCTGGTTGGGCTGCCACAGCGTACCGTTACCCTGTCGCCAGCCCTGCACCACATAGGTGGTTTCATCCGTCCGCGCCGCCCGTTGTCGGGCTTCAAAGTCAGCACGCGCAATACAACCTGCCCCCGTGGCCTGCCCTGTCTGCCTGATATACATCGGACGGTAACGGGCAATAAATGCGTCCTCTGTGCGTGCCCGCAGCGCGGTGGTGGTGGCCTCACCGAAATCATCGTCGTTTCCGGCACGCTGCCCCGCCACCTGGTAAACAGAAAACCGCTCCCGGATACTCTTCTCCGTATCACAGGAAAGGATGTTTTCCCCGAGTACCAGCGCGGTATGTGCCCGCGTTGAGCCAATACCGCCAATCACCAGCCTGCCGTGCGGGTCGTCGTAAGCCAGCGCCTGCTGCTGACCGAGTATTTTGTTGATCACCTCAATCACCGTTTCACCGTGATCAGGCTGAACATCAGGAATAACACCCGACGGCGCACCGCTGTTCACCACCTCAATGCCGAAAGGCGCAGCAAGCGCCTGCGCAATCTGCACCAGCGAGCGTCCGTTAAACTGTGTCGGTTCGGCTGCACAGTCAATCAGGTCAGCCGTCAGACTACGTCCGGCAATACCGGTGCTGACCGAACGGGCATCGTAACGAACGGGAGTCGCCTCCACCCAGCCGGTGATCACCAGCTCATCACCAATCAGCACTTCCACTTTTGAACCGTTTTTAATGCGCGGCTGAAGCGTGGTGATACCCTCATCTCCCGGCCACTGGCGAGTGATCTCCACACTGAAATCTCGCGCCAGCCGTTCAATACCGGCACCGATGCGCACCGATGTCCAGCCATTCCACTCCCGGCCATTTACCCGTAGCGTGACATTGTCGTTCATTGCACTGGCACCTTCAGAGGGATCACCGGCACAAAGCCGGGATGTGTAATGGCATTACGCCGGATAATGTCCGCGTCACGCGCCGCGTTATCAAACCAGGTCGCCGCCAGCACCAGCGCGGGTAAAACCTCATCCGGCGTGCGCTGAATGATCCGTGCAGACTGTTCAAGGCGCGTGTTGATATCCGCATTCAGATCTGCTTTCACCCGGCGCAGCGCCAGAAACAGCGCATCACTGGTTGTACGGGACAACTCCTTATCAATTGCCGTATTCAGTGTGTCGCGAATGTCAGTCAGTTCTTCCCACGTCGGCAGGTCAACCGTGTTTTTCACCGCCGGTGCATTGTTCAGTGCCGGATGCGTGACGGAAGGCCAGCCAGTGCTCTGCGCGGGTGTTGTTGCCTGCCCCACTGCGGCATTCTGCATCACCGCGGAAGTTGTTGGCGCAGGCAATCGGGTGACGGCATACGCCGCTTCGCTGATTGCGGTCGTACGAAGGATGCTGGCAACCACGTTACGCTGCTGCGTCGCCGTGGCGGTGGTTTTACTGTCCGTTTTCCAGACACCGCGCGGTTGCAGATCGCTGCCGAGGCTGACACCGGAAAGCGTTTTGATCATGGTGACCAGGTCGCTGGCGTTACCATAAAGGCGTTTCCCGGTACGCCACATTTTCTGCACCTGCTCAACGAAATTTTTGCCTGACGATGGCGGCGGCAGAAGTACCGAGATATCCCCCTGCAACAGCCTGGCGGCATCCGATACGGCAGAATCCACCACTTTCATCGCATCAGAAACATACCCCAGCATTGTGCCGGCATTACCGACGACGTCGTTCTGCACAAAATCCGCCACGCCATCGATACTGAAACCACTGAAGCTGTCACTGATGCAGTCATCCAGTGCAGAACAGGATGACATCAGCGTCTGCGCCGTCGCCGCACCTGAAGTGGGGTAAGAGAGTTCTCCCGCTTCGACAAACTTCAGGTCAAAGCGGACAATACGCCCTTCACTCTTCGATGTGCTGACCCGAACTTCCCCGTCAACACAGACTTTCAGCTCACCGTAAGTCGGATGGACAAGCGTGCCGGGACCGGGTTTATTCAGCGCGTCAATCAGGCGATCGCGCTGGTCAAAGCAGTCATCTCCCACCACATAAGCTGTGATGGACGGGCGGAAAGTGATTTTCCCCAGGTCTTCGGTATAGGGTTTGTCGCGGTTCGGGTATTCGTGCGTTTCCACACGACGACCGGTTCCCGCACTTTCTTCTTCAACCTTAAACGGCACACCGCGAAATGACGCGTCCTGAAGTCTGTCTTTCCACGTCATATAAACTCCGTACATAAAAAATCCCACCGGAGTGGGACTCATTAACAGATTAATTTTTCATTACCTGCCAAAGCGCGTATAGCCAACATCATGGCTGACATCAAAACCGCTGGATCGCGTTTCCATAACCCGCATACCCGGAGGCGAATTCACAAAAGAGACCTTGATCTCACCATCAACTTTTGGCGCAGAAGCTTTGTTAATCATGAAGGGATTCGGGCCTGTGGCATCGGAGGCGTTGTTTGACTGAGCCGGATCCACCGCCGGATAAGGTGTGTATCCCCGTGCCGGTATTCCCGTCCCATAAGCATCATAAGCACCCGCCCCCCACTGCGCCGAGTTAATGGCATCGACCGTGTCACCGGAACTGTCGGTAAACCACTCAATAATTGGCTTCAGCTTGTCCCACATATCCTGAAACCACTTAACAACCGGCCCCCAGTTATTGATCACCATCCCCAGCGGCGACCAGGCAAAAACTTTCTTAAGGAGTTCCCAGCCAGTCTCAAAATAAGGACCAATGGTTTCCCAGAGTTTCTTAAAATAAGGTCCGACAACATCCCAGTTAGTGATAATTAATCCCGCAGCCAGGGCTATCGCCGTCGCAATCATGCCAATCGGCGTCATCGACATGAGCCTGCTGACAATACTGATGGCACTGCCAACGCCCATCAATCCCAGTTTCAGAATCGCAAGACCGGCAGCAAGCCCGACGACGCCGCGAATAACCCGGGGATTTTCATCCGCAAACTTCGTGAATTTTTCCCCCAACTCCCCCAGCCATTGCGTGATATTTTTGGCGTCACCAGAAAATGCGCCGCCAATAGCCGCAAGGCCGTTAGTTGCGGTCCCCGTCATTGCCTCCCACAGGTTGGACAGCGTACCAAGCTGGGCCTGAACACGTTTATTCAGGCTGGCCTGTTTATTCATCTTCTGCTGGATCTGATCGTAGCCATCCTTTCCTTTATCGATTAGTGCATTGACCACCTGAAGGGTTTCGGCATCATCACCAAATATTGCCTTAAGTACACCTGTTCGCTTAACGTCGGTCAGTTTTCGCAGCTTTGCCAGTTGCCTGAACATGTTATCAAGACCGCCAAAACTTCCTTTGCCGTCAGTAAAATCGAGCTGTACCCCGAGTTTCTGGCGGGCCATGATTTTATTGACGTCCCTGATTTTCTTAACGCTTAATCCGGACTGGATAACTTTTCGCAGGGCATTACCTGCCGACTCCCCGTTCATCCCCATCTGATCCATCATGACGCTGATGGGGGCAAGGCTCTGTGCAGCCTGAAGACCGTCCTTGTTCACCATCTTCAGAACAGAACTGGTTTTAGTGAAGAAGGACAACATGTTGGTATCGTCAACGCCCAGATAAAACGCCTTCTGGATAGTGTCGAACAGCCCCATCATGTCTTCTGACGCCGTTCCGGTAGCATCCTGCATCTTTGCAGCAAACTCAGCAGCCGCTTCCGGTGTTTTTTTCAGTTGTACCGCAAGATAAGCTGTCGCTTTACCCACACCGCCAAGAATGTTTTCTGCCGGGATCCCCTGACGCACCAGCATCTGCATCATGTTCTGGAAATCAGCCGTTGTACCGGGAAGCTGGTTACCCAGGCCAATAGCCAGTTTATTGATGTCCTGAAAGCGCTTTCCAACCTCGCCATTCGCATCCATCATGGCGACTTTCAGCCCGGTGGCGGCGTTTTCCTGATCGGCATAAGATTTCAGGGAAAGCGTCAGACCCGCTGCCAGTCCGCCACCAAGCGCCAGCCCACCCTGTGACGCTTCTTCCGCCTGGCGTTTAAATCCCCGTATTTTCTTTTGCATTTTCGACAGCGCGGGAGAAAGTCTGTCGACACCGGTGATCAACGCCTTAAGCTCAAATTCAGCCATGTGTGCGTTTCTCCTGCTCTATCCTGTTTGCCTGACTGACCAGCAAGGGAATTTCACTGATCGGCATATTCAGCAATTCGAAAGGATTAATGCGCCAGTAGCTGGCGCAATCAAAGAAGCGATCAGTAAGGTATTCAGCCGTCAGGCCTGGAGGAAAAAACCAGCCACAAGCCACGCCGCTGCATTCAGGTCTGCCGGAGACATCTGGTCGACAGAGCTTTGCGGCACTTTCGCCAGCCGCACAATATATTTCGATACCACATGCGCCAGAAGTCTGACGGACTCATCCTGATTCATCTGGTAGGGATACCCCAGCTCGCGGACATCTTTCCCGGTGGGCTCATCAAACTCCAGTACGGAGAGTGTCTCGCCATGAGCGGTAATCGGTTTCTTTAACTCAAGCTCTTTCATTACTGGTAATCCCCTTCTTCACCGTGGAACTCAAGATCGACCGTGCCTTCTTCGGCATTATGGTTCGCTTCGCCGTGCAGCCAGGCAGACGACAGTACATAGACCTGACCGTTCGCCAGCTCGGCAGTGATTGTCATCTCATCAGACGAGGTGATTTTGCCCACCGGAAAATTCTTCGGCACCTTGAAGGTCCCTTTGACATAAGGCGCACGGTGAGTTTCCTTGCGGTCCACTGAACCGTCCAGGCCGATGATGTCATCATTAACCATCCTGTTCATGGGCACCTCAATGCCGCCGGTCAGCGATAGCTGCTGACCGTCAATTTTGAAATAACAGGTTCCCCCGATACGGGCCATTATGCAGACTCCTCTGAATACTGAAGACGGAACTGGTTAACCACGGCAAAGACACGCAACTGGTTAACATAGTCAGGCGGGAACAGCGTGTTCAGGCGGTTCGGATCGCTGGCATCACGCTCCACAACCAGGTACTGCTTAAAAAGTTCGTAGTTTTCCACGATCCCCGCACGCTCAAGCTGACGGTAGGTTGCCAGCAGTTCCCCTTTGATCACCGCCGGGGTGACAATTGCCTGACCGGGACCAAAGCGGGTACCGTCACTGGCAAGCTTGTGACGCCCGTACTTACTGGTAATGACGGATTTCAGTTTGCGCAGTACATACGCGCTGGTATGCAGCGTCTCACTGTCGAGGTAGCTGTTATCCGCAACCCCGTAAGCGTTTTTCCTGTACGTGGTGACATCACGCTGAATGCGCAGTACCCCGCTTTCGACATACGCCGTTGCCACGCCATGAGACAACAGGGTCTGTTGTTCAGTCATCGTGAACCGTTTCCCCTTCGGCGCAGGCAGCATACCCACCAGCTCACCGGTCTGCGTGGGACGTGCCGGATCGTTGCGAATAAACACCGCTGCGCGGGCGGTACGGCTTGCCGCCAGCTCGTCGGCAGGCGTCTGGGTCTCTTTTTCGTACCCCGCCAGGGTAATGTGCTGCTGGTTAAACTGGTCACCTGCGGTCACCAGTTCTGACAGCGTACCGGTCTTTGCCGTATACACATGACCATACAGCTGACGCGCATAGCTCCAGCGACCGCTGGTATCGTTCATCTCGGTCACCAGCGTGTTAACGGAGGCCGTGTCGTTGAACGGCAGACCGATATAATCAAACGGCTCATCCGCCATTGCAGCCACCGCGCCGGTGAGAACCGGAGCGCCCGTTCCGGCGGTCCCCGTCGCCACGGCAATCTGTACGCCCGCAGGCAGCACTTCACCCCCACCGAAGCCGTAGTAATTGAGGCTGACAGGAATTTCATTCCCGCAAAGCCCCTTATGACGCGCGGTCAGCGTGACAACACCAGCCGAAGATGAAGCTGTAAACGGCAGGGCCGGAACGGCATTGATGGCATCCTGGATACTGCTGGCAATCGTCGTGACGTTATCGCCGTTGGTCACCGGAGCCTGCACGCGGGTACGTCCCACATAGACATTCACCGTGCCGCTTTCGGTTGCTTCCCCGGTCACCGTCAGCGTAACCGTTGCCGCCGCGCCTGTGGATTCAGGAACGGCAATCACATACAGCTCGCCAAACGGGTCAGTCTGGCGATAAGCCTCGACCATACGCGCCAGCTGACTTCCCGCACCACAAATCTGGCGTGCATAGTCTGCCGACGGCATCAGTACCAGACTGTTGGCAACAATCTCTGCACCGTTATTGGCATGACCAATCAGCAGCGATGCTCCGCTGTCCTGTGCAGTATTCGCCGCCTGGTTATCCATTTCCGCATAAAACAGCGGAACCAGCGTATTCGACGGAATGGTGTTAAAGCTTATCGTCATCGGTGTTCACCTTTTTATTCACGCGCCGGATATCACCCGCTGCTTCACGGCGCAGCCAGTAGTTGTTCTCGTCAACATTTCGCCCTTCGGCGGGCAAAAGGTCGCCGCGGGCAGGGTCAGGAACTGACCGCCCTTTAACAGGTTTCACAAACATGAGGATCCTCAGGAAGGAAGGGTTATTTCGGTGTGATGTTCGATATCGCCGTCAGGCCCGTTACCGGGCTCGAGATAATCAACATCAATCGCCAGCGTTTGCAGTTCATCCAGACTGTTCAGGTCATCCTGATGGCGGGTATCGTCTTCAGTCAGCTCGCTGATGACCGAAAAATCGAACTGATAAATCAGCTCATGACGATTCAGATCCAGCAACGTGCCGCCGTCATAGGTAATCGGGTTACCGCACGCCTCCGGGTTCCAGCCCAGCAGAGCCTTAAAGAGCATCTGCCGGACATCGTCCACCACATCATACGAGGCAAACTGACCGCGCTCATCACGCCCGTTACTCAGTATGACAACCACGGAGAAACCCTCTTTCAGCTCCTGCCAGTAGTCGGTCTGGCTTTTGTTTTCTCCCGGAGAATCATCACCCGGTACAACATATGCCGCCGGGAGTTTCAGCTTTCCGACCTCCGGCAGATTTTTGAACTGGGCCGCGCCTGCAACCCGGTTTTCAAAATACGGACAGCGGGCACGCAGTGCAGCAATAACAGGCGTCAGTTTCATCTGTGTCGTCGCTCCGGCTTCAGTGATTTACGCAATTCCCGCGCCAGAAAATAGCGTGTCCAGCTGCGGTTCTTTTCAAGCGTTTCCACCATGAAGTTATTACGTGGAGCCAGTCGCCAGCCGCTGCCACCGGATGCACCACGATGATGACTACGACGACGTTTTGCTCCTCCCCGGACACCAAAAAACAGAAACGCCGGATAGAAGTCACCAGAGATCATCCGGTTCCCCTTCCCGTTGCGCTGGTTAGGGGCAATGCGTGTCATAAAACCGGCTCGCTTTTTACTGGCTCTCGGCACCATATAACCAATCGAACGAGCCAGGCGTCCGGTCTGATAACCGGGGTTTTCACCCGGTGCCGACCGCGCACGGCGCATCACCAGCCGACGGGCATCACGCATATGACGCTGCCCAATCGTGACAAACGCCCGCCGGACACGGGCGCGGTTAAAGCGCATCTCGGCGGGCTGCTGAACATCAACGTGAAAAAAGGGAGTCGCCATTGCTGCCTCCGTGACTCTGCCTACATTCGCCCAGCTCCGTACACTCCAGCAGCAGAAAGCGCCGCGCCCCGTTCAGATCGCGCTGACGTTTCACCCGGTACACACTGTCATCACAGACCACCTCATAATCAGCAGTGATCCCCCGGCGGTAGCGAATGGTGATGTAATGGGTGATGGCGTCTCCGGTCTGCGCGGTTTCCTGCCAGGTGGTGGCACTGGTCTGGATAACCTTCGCCCATGCCCGGAACGCAACCGGGTATTGAGGCTCCACGCCAAAGTTATCCGCGGGCATATCCACCCGCTGGCGGATCAGGACGCGTTTATTCAGTTCGCCGGGGTCCGGCAGAATGTAGGTTGCGCTGGTCTGCGCCTGACGAATTTTCATAGTGGTATAAGGCGATAAGGAACAACCAACCAGTTAAAACTCATTGGCAACTCCATTTTCTCAACGTCTGTAACCGTTGAGCGGTTTTCGTAGAAATGGCTGACAAGTAGCAGAAGCGCCAGCTTCACATCATCAGATATCACAAGCCCATCAGGATCATCCGCAGGCCTGTCATCTGCGGTTGCATACAACTTACGGTTAAGGAAGTTTTCCGTACGACTCTGAGCGGCCTTACCAAGCAGTTCAAGCAACTCATCTTCATCAGAGAAATCATCATCCAGACGGAGCTGAAGCTTAATCTCTTCCATTTTTAACAGCATAAAACCTCCTGTGCCCGCCAGAACGCGGGCACAAAAAAACCGCATTACGCGGCGTGCTGTATTACGTAAAAAGACTAATCAACCACCAACGCTACCTTTCCCCACCAGCGCTTTAATGGCAGAGGTGTCTTCCAGGATACAGTCAAAACGATGGAAGGCCAGAAAACCAGTCTGATCATATTCCGCGTAACGCTCAACCAGACGTTTAAGAATCATGTATCGCACACGACGGATAATGAAGCGATCAAAGTCACCACAGAACATGAATTTTTTACCCGCCCCGATATCATCAATTTCCTGATCAATGACATACGGTACATTCAACACTGAAGCAGGTGCCACACCAACAATATCCGGCAACCATAAAGGGCGTCCCTGACCGTCTTCCATCTCACTGATCAGTTTCAGCGTATTATCGTTAAACGCCAGGCGGAATTTCGGCCCGCGACGATATGCAGGATCAATGCTGTGTTTCAGAGCCAGAATTTCCTGCCACTTCACCGTATTTGCCGCGGCAGTCTGTGTTGTGCCGGTCACAGATGCGACCAGCCCTTTGGGTTGTTTAGGCGTACCAGCACCAGTTCCCTGAATCAGATAACGGGCTTCACCACGACCAATACGTTCAGCAATGCGACGGGCAAGATAAGCTTCCATATCGATCGCGCTGTCCTGCAGCAACTCATTAGACACACGAATGATTTTCGATGTCATTTTGAGCGCCCCAAGACTTCCCATACCGAAATCGGTGTCTTCTTCACCGGCTTCTTCATTTTCGCCCAGCAGAACACCAACTTCGGAAGTACCATCAGCTGTTGCCCACTCCATAGTGCGACCGTCAGAAGTGGTCAGAATCTGCGCCACACTGGCGATGCCACCGTAGGATTTCATCTTCTCAACAACTTTCGCCAGGAATGTTTCTGGTACGGTATATCCGCCCTTTTCATCCTGAGCTACACCCTGGGCACGAAGTTCACGCAACGCCTTTCGTTCTTCTGATGTCAGCTCACTGGCACCGTGACGCATCCACTTATCAAAAACCTGAGCTCGTTTCTCATCCTGTTGCGGATTGTTTTCCTGATCAAGATTCTGACGCTGCTCTTCCTCATTGCTTTCAATGTACGCCTGATCCTGACGACGCAGTTCTTCTTCGCGTGCAATTCGTTCATCAAGCGCTTCCAGTTCGGATTTTGCTTTGTTCCACTCAGTGCGCTGCTCTTCCGTCCATGCGTTATCACCAATTTTTTCATTCAGGGCGCGCATGTCAGTTGCGATAGTATTACGTTTCTGTTTCAGTTCATGCAGTTTCATGATGTTTCCTTTACGCGTTAAGAAGGGTCAGGACGCGTTCACGCGCCATACGTTGATTAATGGCTTTCTGTAGCGCGCCACTGTTGCGCGCCTCCTGCCATGCTTTCATGGAGCGAACAGCCGAGTCAGCCTCCTGATAGGCAGGATATGTCACAGGACTGACATCCAGCAGACGGGAAAAGCGGGTTATCTCGCGAATAACAACCCCGTCCTCATCCTGATACCACTCCTCACCGTCACGGGCGACACGGAAAGCGAAAGATGACTGGTTAATATCTCCACGTTGCATCGGGGCCAGCACCAGATCACGAATGGTCTGTGTCTCCGGAGCCTGGATGTCATAGCGTAATCCGCGCTCATCAACTGAAAGATTCAGCGTGCCTGCTGCACTACGCCCAAGAATAAAATTAGGATCGTGGTTAAACAGTGCGCGTACATCATCACCAAGCACATCGTCAAAAGCGCCGGGCCGGATGATTTCGCGGAATGAACCGAATATCAGCTCAGAACGACAGTCAAACACCGATCCATAACCGATAATGTGCGCCGGGTTATCGTCATGCCGCTCAGCACGCACCTCACCGCTGTAACAACGGATTTCACGGTCATTCATTGGTTTTTCCCTCATCGTTTTTTGGGGGCTTAAAATCTCCTGCCGGGTTAGCAGCATTCACGCTTACCAGCATCTCGTCCAGCCCTTCAACCGGATTCATATCCTCAAATGCGCGGGCCTCATTACGGCTCATCCATCCATCGGTAATAGCGAAGTGATAGAATTGCGCGCGCTCCTGCGGAGTTCCGCGTAAAAGCCCCGTCAGATTGAACCTGACGTAATACCCGGCGGCTAACTCAGCGCGGGTAAACAAGCGACGGTTAAGCTCCTGCTCCCAGTTCGTCACCCACGGCATCATCGTGTAGCGGACAAACTGAATCGCCTGCGCAGAAATATTGGAGAAGGTGGCTTTTTCGAGGTCATTAATCATGTGCGCAGGAATATTGAAAATACCGGCGATCATTGAACGGTTCAGCTTCATCATGTCAATGATCTGAGCGTCAACTGGCGACACAGTCAGTGCCTTGTAATCCAGATCGGCTGGCAGCAGCATGGTTTTGTTTTCCTGGCGGCGTAACGCCTGCGATGCCTTCTGCCACTGTTCTTTAAGCCAGCCCCAGCTTTCCTTATTGAGTCCGCTTTTAACGGATACTATCCCCGCCGGACGGGCATTACCGCTGAAGAAGCTTTCTGTGTACTTCTGACCGCTCATCCCCATGCCTATTGTTTCGGCATGTTGCATAATCGGACTCAGCCCCATCTTCTGATTATTACCCAGCGCTCGGATGTGGATCATATCGTCGGGGCTGATCGCAAACGCCCCATATTCGTTGTACAAACCGTAGGTGTATCGGCCACCAGTATTCATCAGCGTCGTTTCCCACGGCATACAGCAATCCAGGGATATGACTTCACCGCGACGATTACGTTTCACCCAGGTATACCCATTCCCCCAGCCAAGGATGTGACGTTGCTTCAGTTCGCGCCATTTGTAACTGGTTTGCCAGGTATTGGGCTCATCATGAACCAGATAAAACGCCGGATGATCGCGTGCGGGCTCAACCTTCCCATTGTGCCTGCGCATAACATGCAACGGCATCTGGGCAAGGCTGGAAGACAGGACATAGATACAGGAATACACCGCAGCCAGTTTCATCGCAGTTTCAGGACTGACATAAACGTCTGCCCGGAACAGCCCATCAGTATCAACGGCATCCCCGGTTATCGGGGTGGAAGGATTCTCCAGTGATTTACTTCTGAACAGAGCATCAAGCAGCACGCGTCCCCCTTCTGACCATAACCAGTGCACCCACCAGCAGTAAAGCACCGGACAAAATCAGAGCCGGAGCCATACCAAACTGCAGGTAAACTCCGCACGTAAGCAGGCCAAAACCAGTCAGCCCGATAACATCAGCAATTAGTGATTTCATAGAATTAAGAGATCATCGTCCGGATCAAGAGATGAGAGGAAATCGCCAGGTTCTTTGAGCATTGCCCGACCGATCGCCATAATCAGTGCAACCGCACCATCGATTTTGTTTTCCGCCTGCTCCTTGACGGGCTTCACTAAATCATCGTTACCAGGCATGTTTTTGCCGACCACATTGCCGATACACCAGGTCATGATGGGATTGCCGTCATGATGAAAGCGTCCCGATTCAATCGCTGCTTCCAGCTCTTTCATCGGATCGGACATATTGGCGAAGTTCTGGACGATAGTGACGGGATTCAGATCTTCATCAGCAAGGTCATGTGACAGCCCGGTCGCCCCGAAGGGGTCGATGGGTGACTCACTGACCGGGCTGATTTTGTTCGCCGCTTTGGCCTCTTCGAGGATGTAGCGATAATCCACCTCTGCACCATCGGTAACGGTCAGGACGCCCATTTCCACCCATTTCTGAAAGCGTTCGGCTGTCCGTCTATCTTCATTTTTCTCGACGCTGTACACCGTGTCATACGGTACCCAGAAGCGCGGGGCCACACTGTAGTAATGCGTTTTACCGTCAATCTCGCGGGTATAAAGTCGCGCCATGCTGTTCATATCCAGCTTACGCGCCAGGTCAAAGGCCAGAATGCACGGCTGCCCCTCGAACTGCTCAAGGGTCAGTGATTTATCCTCGCAGCTCTGCCAGCTCACCAGGTTGAAATACGCCGAACGTGCCGACACCCAGATATTGAGGTGTTTCGTTTTAAAGACGTTTGCCAGACGGGCGTTATTTTTCGCACGCTGCTGCTGACTTAACAAAAATTCGCGATAAACCGACACGCCAATATTTGGATTGGCTTTTTCCAGCACCTGCGGGTCGGTCCAGTCGTCACCTTCATCAACGGTATAGATGATCCCGAACAGTTCATCGTTAGGCACCGAGCCGTTGAGCATCTCGATGACTTCCCGCCGCTTGTCGTAGCACGGCCCCTCAATGTTGTACCCGGCGGTGGTGATGGCCCACATCAGTGGCTGACGTCGCGCCCCCATCCCGGTAAGCATTGTGGTATAAAGCGCATCGGTGGCATGCTCGTGATATTCATCAACCACGGCACAGTGGGGTGATGAACCATCACCGGGGTTGCCGATCAGCGGTTCAAACCGCGCGCCATCCTCCGGACGGTTCATGTTTGAGGCGTTAACCTCAATCCCGAACGCTTCCGTCAGCATGGGTGTGCGTTTACACATCAGTCGCGCCGGGCGAAAGACTTCCCACGCCTGTTTCTCTGTCGTGGCACCGGAATACACTTCCGCGCCAAACTCGTTATCACAGGCAAAACAATACAGGGCAACACCGGCAGAGATTGCTGATTTGCCGTTCTTACGGGGGATTTCGGTGTACACCTCCCGGAAGCGGCGCAACCGGGTGCCTTTATTGACCCAGCCAAACGCACAGCAGATCACAAATAGCTGCCACGGCTCCAGCGTGATGGGCATCCGTTTGAATGCCCACTCCCCCTTGGTGTGCGGCAACAGCTGAATAAATTTCGCGGCCCGTTCAGCCAGGTCCTTGTCGAAGCGGTAACGAAACGACTTACTTTTTTCCGCCATCAGGTCATCAAGATGGCGCTGGCAGGCCTGAATCACAAACTGGCAGGCAACAATCTTTCCGCGCACGACATCACGGGCATACTGATTGGCTGCATTTACGTTGGGGTAAGATTTCCGGCTCATGATTCGATGATTTTCAGATTGTCAGAAACGGGTTAGTGGCTTTCTTCTTCCCCGCCAGGCCAATCAGACGCTGGCGGCTGCTGGGGTCGAGTCCGAGCATTGCCCCCGTACTGCTCATCTCGGACTCCTGTTCTTTTTTGGCGGTCAGCTCCGGATTTTTGACCATACCGCCCATTGCACCGGTGATGGTGTTGCCCTGTCTGGCAATATTTTTCACGGCACGTCGCCAGAACTCGTAGGCCACGCACCACCGCTCAAGCACCGCGAGGTCAGTCACGCACAGCAGGCCCTGACCGCAGAGTTCTTTGGTTGTCAGTTGCCACATGATCGTGGCGAGAGGGAGATCTTCTTCAGCGAACCACTCCGGTGGCTCAACACCTTTGATGGGCGTAAAAACAGGTTCATCTTTATTCAGGGCTCGCTTGCCGGGGTTTCCGGCCAGCGCCTTGCGCGCCGTTGGCTTGGGGCGACGCCCGGAACGCCCCGCCGTTCCAGCCATATGCGGCACTCCTGGTTAAATTTCATTTTTCGCGGGTATAAAAAAACGATGGGGCGGGCAGTCCGGAAGACGTCAGGTCACAGGGATTTGACCCGCCCCTCCCCTCAGACAGTTGAGAATTATTATCACTTTAACCGTTCACGGGCCGTCTTCGCCTTATGGCAGGGCCAGCACAGACTCTGCAGATTACTGTCGGCATCAGTGCCGCCATGCGCTTTAGGAATGATGTGGTCAACGGTTTTCGCCTCACGCACCACACCAGCACGCAGACATAACTGACACAGGCCTTTGTCACGCTTCAATATGCGCACGCGGATACTGTCCCACTTCGAACCGTAGCCGCGCTGATGACGGGATTGTCCAGGTTTGTATTGCTTCCAGCCTTCGCTTTTGTGGCTTTCACAATAGCCTGACGGATCTGTGGTGGTATGGCGGCAACCGCGAACACGGCAGGCTTTTGGGATTCGTGGCGGCATATGTACTAATCTCCGATTTATCCAAATTTCACTGCCATAATGCCGACATTCTCTGCCATTATTGGCTCCGTTTATCCGTTAAAAGGGATATCAGTTAAGTTATCCCGTGCAGGGTATAAGCCATTGTCGAGACCACTCATTGAATGGCCTCTGCAATAACCGATGTCTTTCCATCAGTCCGCCACCACAAAGAATCTTTTTTGCCATAAGGCTGGAGGTTCATCTTTCAGTGGCTGCCAGTGTTATTTCCCCACTTACTGGCTTGGGTTGTTTCGCTGTACTGCCGTAATGCAAAAACTGGATTAACCTGCGAAATCACACCATTCCGGGCAAATACATTTGCACTTCATTTGCCGCTCTCTCACGTGCAACATGAAGCAATCTTTTTCGCCCACCAACGCCCCACTTAGCCATTTGGCTTGCGCACTGGCTTATCGCTTTGGTTTCAGTATTGATGATGTGATCGATTCTATTCAGACGGGACATTGCGCCAACGCCGAGACGGACAACCGTTTTGAAAACTTCATAAACTTCGATTTCAAATTCCGGCTTAATCCATGCTGCATATCTGATTGCCAGAAGTTCAACACCCCACACACCTGGTTCTGCACCACCTTTGATTATTTTAAGTGGCTGAATTTGTTCCAAAGTGCTTTTTTGCACTTTGGCCTCCAGTGCTTTTATGAAGCGTTTTATCTGCGCGCTACGCAAAAACTGGCTTGGGCGCTGTTGCTCTGTAGCCTCTCCATTTGCAACTGCTGCTGCATGGAGATCGTTTAAGTTGTAGCGTCCATCCTCATCAACACGAACGGACACACCATTGACAATAACTGTTGGGTACTTCATCAGTAATTACCTTTTAGTGATGAACCTTGTCACACAGGATTCCGGCCCACAGAAAGGTACCGATCACCAAACCGGCATCCTCAAGGGTCATCCTGAAAGGTTCTGTGTTCATAAGTCGCGCGTGTGAAGCGCGTTTACTGCGGACATAAAAAAGCCCCGCATCGCGAGGCTCATTAAATGGACTTTGTGATTTGCAAAAAAATTATTTCAGGCACTGAGCCCTGATGTACTCCTGCAGGTAGTTAACCTGCGCGGTTATCCTGTCTATTCCACTTCGGAGACGGTAATAATTGAGTTCAGCATCTGCTGTAAGTCTTGGGCTTTCTCCATCGCCCATGCTGCTGGCTCCGGTCGTTGACTTTGCACAGGTGGCGGAGACTTGCAGGCGCTTACGACCAGCAGAAACATCAGCACGGAGACTTTCGATAGTGGCGTTAGCATCAGCAAGCTCCTTTGTATATCTGGCATCGAGTTCTGCTACGTCACGTTGACGCTTCTGCATATCAGAGATCGTCGCCATAGCCGAATCTAATGCCATAGCGTTTTCATCGCGCTGTTTTTTGTATTCAATGGCTTTATTGTGGTAATGATTAGCTGACCAGACAAGACCACCAGCAATACAAGCAATAAACGTTAAAATGAGCGCCCAATAACTCGTCTTCATACCAGCAGCGCCGCCCGCGCCTTGTTGTATCGAATCTTACGATCCTCAATACCGTTCAGACCGCCGTTAATGATGCGCGTAACACGATTAATATCGGCACCGTAGACCATGCAGCCTTTAGATGTGTAGAACCATGCAGCTGAGCGCGCGGCCTGTAGATCCTGCTCCAGTTGTTCAGGTGAAGTCACCAGATCTAACTTCAGCGCCGCGCCACAGATGCGATAATTATGGAGGCCAGTGATTTGAATTAATCCTCTACCGCGATATTTCCAGCCATCACCGGGTGCTTTGTTACCCAGCCGGTTGCTATACACAAGATTGGCAATAGCATCCTGACGAGCTGCATGTCCGGATGTTCTGCCAAGGGCATCAGCCTGCTGCTGTGTGATCCTCTTTCCGAACGTCGCCACAAGCGCAGATGGTGTGTAGTTAAAATTTTCAACTACGGCGCTAAACCCCATCGACTCATGGCCTACCTGAGCAATAAACATTGCCTGATCCGCTGGTGCTGTAATGCCGAATTCCTTCATCGCCGCATCAATGTGCGGAAACCAGCGCGCAGCCAGCCCGGCGCTAATACCAGCCGCCTTTTGAAATAATTGTTGGTTCATTAGTGCCTCAGATGATCAACCAGACGTGCAACGTTGCCTCTTACGGCCACCAGCACGGAAAGAAAAATAGTGTTCGCCACGATAATGGGCCATGAGGAATGGGGATAAATCCCACAGAGATAGGCCAACGGAACAGCACTGTATGTAACAGTAATCAGCCAGGCTAAACGTGAAACCCAAGGACGATGCCGCGAATCACCACGACGATAAAACATCAGAGTAATAACAACACAAGCACATAACAGCGCATTTATAGTTGCTGTCGGGTCATTTAGCTCCACCTGAACCTCCCCGGCGCGTTATGAGCGCCACCAGCGAGCCGATATCCTGATTATTCAGGAACGTCAGGATTTTAACGGCTAAAGCAGAGACGATTACGGCACCAATAGCATCCAGAGGTTTATCACTGTATCCGGTCAAGTTCGCCAGCTTGGAGCCAACCAACCCAGAGCAAAGAATCCCGGCAATATATGACACGATAAAATATGCCAGTCGGCGCGATGCACTCAGATCTGCTGCTGTTGCTATGTAGAATACAGCCCCTGCAAATGCGCCAAATACAACGCCGTAATCAGTTCCGGTCAGCAGTCCATAAACACTGGCCCCCGTCAGGGCACCACCAGCCAGCCCAGTACCGGAAATCGGATCGGACATTTAGCCCCCTCTTAATTGCTGTTGGTCCTCTCAGATATGAGGGGAAGGGATCTTAATGACATTCTGTTTATTATTTCAGTCAAACACTACCCTGTTGATGATTTCTCAGAAGCGAACTTGACTCCCAAGGGAAACTCAACTTTCCGTTAAAACCACCAGCAGACATTCGTTCAATTTCCACAGAAATATCACTGAGCCGTTCTTCAAGCTCTGCTTTTTCTTTTACCAGACGGTTATAGCGGCTTAGATGAAGCTTTTGCTGCTCCAGCCAGTCTTCAAGCTGTTCAACAGTCATACCAGGGTTAAAAAAATATGGCTGCTGCTTTTCGCCCTGCATTATTGACCTCCAGAAAAGCAAAAACCCCGCCGAAGCGAGGTTTGTTATGATTTCGTTAACGGCAGACATACAAAGCCCATCGTTAGGAAAATCCTAACCAGATTTTTTGAAAAATGCAAGAATCATGTCGCCATCTTCGGCGAAAATCATTTATCTCGTCACTTTTCTTAATTGCGCCTCAGCATATGCTTCTTCCTGCCAGCACTTTGTCACCAGTTTATCAATGACATCTGCATATCCTTTGTACCACTGATAATCCGTCAGATCCGGTACCAGCTTCTGGACATGATGCCGCGCCAGTGTGGTTGGTAAACGGCTAAACCGGTTGCCATTGCAACGCCCACAAATCTTATAAACAGGCACACCATGAAGCCGGGTTCTTTTTTCATCCAGGACAATACCTTTACCCTTACACCCTCTGCACGCTGTGCTGACTTCTCCCTTACCATGGCAATGCTGACATAGTTCCTTCACCCACTCTTCCTTGATAACAGATTCCCCGCTTCTGGAGTGTTTCACCACTTCGCGCAATACATTATGAAATCCAGTACCAGCACAATGCTCACAGCGAGCCTTACTTGCCGCAGACCTGGAATAATCAGCAAAGGCAAAATTCACAAGGTAAGGGATGATCTGTAACCGGGTTTCTTCACTCAATTTGTTCAATGTCGGGTTATCCAGTGCCATCGCGTAATTGAGCAGACCTTCAATCGCAAATTGAGGATCCTGAACACCAACTTTTGCCAGGAATAAGGCAAACCCAAGCGGTGCTTTCGACTGCACCATCCCCTGCGCAGCCATCACATCCGTAATCGTTAAACCACCTGAGCCTGTCGCCGGTGCGTCATCGCTCAATTTTGGAGATTTTGGGGAGTAATATTTTGGTAAGGCTTCAAGGTTCATGCTCGTTCTCCACTTACGCCAATACGCCAATTGCCAGCGCACGATCGATAAAACGAAATATCAGCTCCAGCTGAGAGCCATACTTTTCTTCAAATGCCACGGTATCCGCATGCAGCTCGTCGTGATGCTTTCTGCACAAAGGCAACACAAAGAGGTCATGCGCTTTTGTACCCATTCCACCCTGACCGTGGCCTATCAGGTGGTGGGGATCATCAGCAGGCTTTCCACAACATGCACACGGCTGTGTCTTAACCCAGCGCGTGTACTTTTCATTAACCCAGCGGCGGCGTTTTGGGCGTAACATAAAAGACTCCGGCGACTCCGGATCCACTTTCAGCGCCAGCACCTTTTTCGCTTTATCCTGGATGATGCTGGTGGCAGGAACCGAAGGCACAAGGTCACTTTCCCGGGTGACAGACGGCACAACAGGTTTCGGTAATCTCAGCGCCTTACGGGCTGCGCTTTCAGGTAAGGCATCCGCCAGGTCATTACGAATCAGCCACCAGCACAGTTCCGGCATTGTCACGGCATGGTTATCATCAAAACCGAGATCCCGACGGACTACAGACAACACCCAGCGGGCACAGTTATCCGTTGCCATTGATTCCAGCCGTTCCGTGAACTGATCGCGCAGCTGGTTATCGCAGTGCCAGCACAGACGGATTGCGCCCGGAGCGTGTCGCATTGTGGTCATGTTCTCGCTGTGCCAGTCGGAATGAGGCCACTGGCAGCCTTTTTCACGAAGTAACCAGCTTTCAAGACATTCCACGCCACCAGCACGACGGATCACTGCCTCATTGCGGAACACGGCCCGAACGGCAGGATCATCCGCCAGCGGTTGTGATGCCGCCGGAACGGCACCACTGGCGAAAGATGAATAACGTTCTGGCTCAGGCTCCAGCAGGACACGCCCCTGCATAAACAGGGGCATCAGCTCTGAACCTGGCCTGAACAATACGATCCCCATACGCGGGGCAATTTCAGGGGTCAGTAGTGCTCTCACGGTCACCTCAATGAACGGTATCGAGCAGCTTTAACAGCTCAGGGAATCGGGATTCGAAGAAATGCGGCTGCGTCTCGCGCGGATTTGCGGGACTGGTGATGTTCTTGCCGAACATGCAGCCTTTCGCCGTCAGCGACCAGAATTTTTTGATGTTGTTAATCCCGGTACGGCTGTATCGTTCGCGCTGCTCGACGATCCCCAGCTTCACCATCTGGTGATATGCCTGATTAGCCGTCAGGCGGATACCATACTGTTTCAGCAGTGCACTCAGTGACAGTGTCGGGCGACTTGAGCCATCGTGTGCATCAGCAGGAGCATCAATGGCATAGCGCGGTGCCAGATTCGGTAAGCCAACAGCCTCCTGGAGTTTCTGACAGGCACCAAGCACTGAAGAGTTAGACAGGTTTAACTCCCGACGCATAAAGTCCAGCAGAATCACACCAGCCTGCATCTTGTCAGCAGCCTGTCCGGATAATTTTTCCGGTGCGCTGGTTACCATATCGAAAGTACGGATCACCTTCAGATGGAATGACGGGCTGATCCACATTGCATAGGCATACACCAGTTCTTTGCAGACATACGTCCCCTGGTTATTTCCGCCATTAATGACGCTAACTGGTTGATTTTGTTCCAGAGGCGGAATTCCACCCTCGGTGAAAAGTTGTTCAATCAATTCACAGGTTTGCTTATTGGAGAGCCAGTATTTCGGGCGGTTTTTTTGTTCTCCCCCGGCTGCCCTGTGCAGATCGTTCAGGCTGTAACGCCCATAAGCATCACGACGAACTTCAATACCATCAATAACCATCAGATTATTCATACTTCGTTTCTCCTCTTAATCAGGCGGCTGCACCCGCCGTTTTCTCGTACTTACTGATAGTGATCTCGACCTTCCCTTTCGGGATAACCGGTCCCCACTCCACCAGCATTCTTTTCACCTGTCTGTCGTCTTCCCACACACCCGCGTGGGTCAGGGCGTCAAACAGCGCCTTGTTATAGTTGTCCAGATCGCGGATCCGGTTATCCGGAGGAAACAACACGATCTCCACTGAAGCAGGTGCCGACGTTGGTTTCGGCAGACGACGTAACTGCTCAACTATTGCTGCACACGCCGCGCTCTGGAATTTGCGCCCCGCCGCGCTTATCAGGCTCTTACCTGCAAACGCCCCTTTGTTGGGGTGTCGCCAGTACGTGTTCACGCTGGGCGGGAAAGGCAGGATCAGCTTCATACTTTCAGGCCCCTCTCATGTAACCAGTGGGCTGCACGCAGCCTGGCGTTTTCCTCACCGGCAAGCAGTGCGCGGATAATCCCGACCGCCTCGCTGTCGTCGTCCTTCACCGCGGTATGAAGAGTGATACCCCGGGCCACGCCACGCTTTATCGTGATGACGCCTTTTTTCTCCAGTGCGCGAAGATGCTCCACCGCTGCATTCACTGAACGGTATCCCAGCATGGTTGCCACCTCCTGATTGGTTGGCGGAAAGCCACGCTCTTGCTGGTAAGAAATCAGCATATCCAGCACCTGCTGCTGGCATTGAGTTAACGTCGTCATGCCGCCATCTCCCTGACAAGTTTTTCTGCCTGCTGGCGAACCTGCGCCAGAAACGCCTCACCACATGCCTCAAGTTCATCGCGCCCGATGTAGCTGATTGCCGGTCCCTTCCAGGTCTTGTCGAAAACAGCAATAGCACCAGCGAAGAAAGCGCCTGTCGGCACCTGCTTCTCATCCTTCGGGATAAACCAGGCAGGCAGTTCAAAACCAATACGCCCGCGAATAAAAGCAATATGGTCCGCATCTTCCGGCCACCACACTTCGCTGGTGGCAGCTTTGATCAGGAAAACATAGCGCCCGCCCTTATCACGCATGGCACTGGCATGTTTCATGATGTAACGCATGCCGGTGATGTATTGCCCCTCATGCTGACTGGCGCGGCTGTATGGGGGATTACCAAAGGCAGCACCTTTAAGCTCCGCAAGACGTTCTGACCAGTCATGTGCCAGCGCGTTGTCTTCCGCCGTGTAATACGCGGCACATTTGGCGTTATCACCGTCAGTGAACAGATCCAGAACAAACGGACCAAACAGGGTGTTAATTCCCCAGAAAATGTTATCCGGCGTGCGCCACTGATCGCCCACTTCCTTCAGTTCATGGGCTGGTTTGTTCCGCAGTTCCACCAGCGCCTGGCAATATTTATTACTCATTAAGCCCCCACGTAATTCCCTGACAGATACCACTCTTCACCTGATGCAGCCCGCTTATTGCTTTTCCGTAAACACCGTTCACGACGCGCCAGAAAATTATTTCGTTCTGGCTGGGAGTGGCTTTCACGGAATGCCGCCATCCACACCGTTGCAGCACGACGGTATAAGCCCCTGGACTCCAGTTCTTCCGCCTGGCGGGTCAGGCACAAAATCACCCGCGGGTCGTTAGTGCCGACATAGAAATTGCGCACAGGTCTGGTTTCACGAACTGGTTGTGGTTCCGGCTCCTGCGCTCTCTCAGTCAGGCGTGGGAAATGTCTGCGTGTATCTCCTTCACAACGGTGAGCCACACGCCCACTCTGACGTAACTTGCTTGCTGACTGCAGAACGCGCTGCCGTGAGTAACCTGCAAAAGCATCCGCAATGTCTCCGGAAGTACACCCCGGATGGGCTTCAATGAATTTCTGAACTTCATTCAAAAGACTCATGATCACCCCCTGAATCCTGCCGGGATCTGGCTGTAGTCCACGTTGTCGTAACTGGCTTTGAAGTACGGGTCCTCACGTCTGGCTGCAGATACCGCAGGAACTTCCCAGGATTCTTCGAAATGACGATCCGGACCAAAGAACGTGACAGCCTGTTTCACAAATTGTGTGCCGCTGTTACCCATCGCAGATACCCAGCCCGCATAGCGTTTCACACCTTCCAGCATGGTTTCGGGGTTTACCCCCTCATTCAAACGGGCTTTCCAGGCTTTGAAGGCTGCAGATTTTGAATTGCCACCAGCACGTTTGGGATATGCCAGCCATGCCTGCTCAAACTCCGGAGAGTATTCCGGTCGGTTTGAACGAACTCGCACAGACTCATCAGCAGATGCACCAACAGCTATTGGTTCATTGACTGGTTCTTTGACTGGTTCAAAAGAGTGACTGGTTCTGGGTGAATCTCCTGCACTACCCCCTGGTGCAACTCCTGCACTACCTGGTGAATTTGCTGCACCAGATAGTGAATTATTTGCACTACCCCCTAGTGAATCTCCTGCACCATCCAGATGAAGGAGATAGATATTACTTGAGTTACCTTTTTCACCTTTCCGGGTGACTTTTTTTACCAGCCCGGACTCACAAAGGGCCGCAATATGATTCATCACAGAACGTTTGCTAATCTCGCACTGGTCAGCAATATGCTGGTAGCTGGGCCAGCACTCACCCTGATCGCTGGCATTATCAGCCAGCTTGATCAGAACCAGTTTTCGCAATGGATTACCCACTCGAATTTTCATCGCTTTAACCATCAGCTCCATACTCATGCTGCACCTCCGAGATGCTTCATGTTTTTTCCGGAGCGAAAGGCTATAAGCGGCATACTGACGCGGTAATTACGGCCCAGCGGTTCACAAATCACCTTCTGACATTCACGGTCAACCAGGCTGACACGTAGAACATGCCCTGCTGGCGTGGTGTACCACTGCCCAACTGTGGGTGTTGATATTTTTTTACGCTGAAATAAACGGTAAATGTTGAGGAGCAACGGATTAAGCATGACGATGCCCTCCGCTGATATTCAGGAGACGGTGAATATGAAAATTAGCCTTATCCGCCAGACGAATACGTTCAGCTTGCAAGTTAAGAAGGGTTTCTACCAGAACCTGATGTGCCTGCGGATCCGAAAGAGTTACCTTGCGCAGAGCACGTAGTGCAGTTGTTACATAACTGAGTTTATGTAAGTCTTCATCATTCAGACGAGTGAGGGCTGGGACAGTAGCCATGATGGCAGCCTCCTTGATCGGTGAAATACTTCCACCACCGGAAACGCCAATTTCGCTGGTGGTGAACTGAACGGGGTTGGCGTAACCGGTGATCAAGGAAACCGGCGCATCTTTCGATGCCCCCGCCCAGCCCACCATAACTTTGATGTGAGCAAATGCGGACGATAAAAAGGACGCTGGCGCGTCATATATCGCCTTGATCAATTCCAGGACGCCAATCCCGGCACCCGCTTTATAAGGTGCCTGAACAGTGTAACGTCCCGGAATGGCAGAATCAATGTGCTGGTGGTCCTTCACACTCAACAAAATCACGCTTGAATTTCCACAAAGGACTAAAGCACTCATGCGGGTAGTCTTTGCGAAGATAGATAACGCGCTGTGTTTCTGGCTCCCAACGAATAACATGAACATAAAGTCCTCTTCCGTCACGAAACCAGCGGTTAAGTTCCTGCACAACTCGCCCCCCACAGTCAGGTAAAGTTCTCTGTGGTTACTTACAGCCAGGAGATTTGGTAATCTGCATTCATGCCGTAACAACAGGTGTTCAGCGACGCTGACCACCAGCTGTTGCGACAAACGGTTATTTGCCGTTAAACTGTTCATGCGTTAGTTTCTCCACAGACACAAAACGCCACGACGCCCGGAGCTGCACACTCGCGGGCGTCACTCTTTTCTGGAGCGCAAAAGATTTTGTAGACCAGTGCTGCATGCTCCTGGAGCTTCGAAATTGACAGATACAACTCATCATTAATTGCTGTCTGCTCGTGTGGCTCCACTACCCCATCTTCGATTGCCGAACGAATCTGCTTTGAGTAACTCCCGATCTGTTCGATGACTTCCAGCAGGCGCTGGTTTATATCGGCGTTCTCTACTTCCTCAATTTCAGGAAGCGATACAAACACCCCACCAGCAGACTGTGCGACAGCATCCGCAATGTAGTGAGTGCCAGCCGCGCGCTGTAAAATCATTGCCCATCCCAGCGGGAAAATCTGATCGCCATCTGCACGAAGGCGGTTGAATAAAGCGTTCTCTGTTACATCTAGCCACTCAGCAGCTTCAGCGTACCCCCCCGGCAACGCCGCGATAGTTTTTCTGACAGCTTTCACGTACCACTCAGGCTGTTTTTCTACTTTCCAGTGATGCTTACCCACGGTTAGCCTCATCGTTCTGTGGTTAAAAATTGAAGGTGTTCTGTTAATCTTTCGGATAGATATCCGGTCTTAAGTCAGATTTCGTAATTGCACCTGACGTGCATTGCTCAAGTTTTTTAGCCAGCACAAAACTGGCTTTTTTATAACCATTGAAAACCAGCCGTAAATAGCCTGGTGTTGAGCCAACTTTTCCGGCCAACTCGCCCTGCTGTTCTTTGGTTAAAGAGTCCCAATACGCTTTCATACAATATGTACCTCCGATATACATATTACATGATTGAGATGAACCTTCAAGATACTTGTACCCTATCGGTACAAAGGTTTTAATTTCGTTATGAAAACAGTCCATGACATCCGGCGGTCTAACGCCAGAAAACTGAGAGATGGTGTTGGCGGGAATTCTTCCTTTGCCACCATGATTGATCGCGAGCCAACCCAGACCAGCAGGTTTATGGGAGATGGTGCTACTAAAAATATCGGTGACAGCATGGCAAGGCACATCGAAAAATGTTTCGACCTGCCTGTCGGATGGCTTGATCAAGAACACCAGACCACGAACATCACAAAAAAACCTGATGTTTCAATCACTAACAAACAAATAACGTTAGTCCCTGTCATATCATGGGTACAGGCCGGAGCATGGAAAGAAGTTGGCTATTCTGAGGTTGATTTGAGCACAGCAGAAACTTATCCCTGCCCTGTACCCTGTGGCGAAATGACTTATATCTTGCGGGTGATTGGTGATTCAATGATTGATGAGTACCGCCCGGGAGACATGATTTTTGTTGATCCTGAAGTCCCTGCCTGCCACGGTGACGACGTTATTGCATTGATGCACGATTCAGGCGAAACCACCTTCAAGCGGTTGATAGAAGATGGAACACAGCGTTATCTCAAAGCATTAAACCCAAACTGGCCTGAGCCTTACATTAAGATTAACGGTAATTGCTCTATAATTGGTACAGTGATTTTCTCGGGAAAACCAAGAAGATACACAATAAAGGCCTAATCAATATTTATGAACCTGCTTCGGCAGGTTTTTTTATACTTGACAATGTACCTATGAGATACATAATGTATCCAAAAGAAACATGAGGCAGGCAAGATTCAAACAAAATTTGGTTGTAACACGGCGTATGGCACATGCGTCGTTAGCGGTCTGGGGACGTTAAAGGGGATAATCCACTCCTTGCTCGGGCAAACAAACCAGGTAGCCGGAATGTGCAAGTCAATGAGGATGCTGATAAGACGCCTAACCAGCGTGGCGATTCGGTTTGACGCTTGGGAAGAGACCAGGACGCAACGATGAGAGCATTGACGAGCAAGGCATAAGTGCTGGTTCAATTCCAGACAGTCCCATTCAGATGGGAGGGTTGGGCAGGGAAAAGGTCCGTTCGATTCGGACACCGGCAATGCTCTCAGCGTTGTGGTGAATGCGCAGGCTGATGCGCGAAAGACATTGCAGCTATTGCGGAAAAGAGCTGTTCGGCGGGGCAATTAAACGCCCGTGAGAGTCTGAAATAACCGCAAGCCGGAGATCAGCACCGGTCACCACAACAGCCACTGCTTTGGCGGTACCAGTTTGTACACTTGCTTCCGGCTGGTACCGCTCTTTTTACAAAACAGAGAAGGGCATCACCGGACGACGGGCTCATAACCCAATCCATCCGGGCGGCTGCCACCGCTGGTGTTCTTCTCTGTTTTGTGGAGAAACCAACCGACCTTGCGGGGTCGATATGATGAGGAGCAGCAAAATGGCTAGCGAACGCAGTACTGATGTGCAGGCATTTATCGGGGAGCTGGACGGCGGCGTATTTGAAACCAAAATCGGCGCTGTTCTCAGTGAAGTCGCTTCCGGTGTGATGAACACGAAAACCAAAGGTAAGGTCTCGCTCAACCTGGAAATCGAACCGTTTGATGAGAACCGTGTAAAAATCAAACACAAACTCTCATATGTTCGCCCGACTAACCGCGGGAAAATTTCCGAAGAAGACACCACCGAAACGCCGATGTATGTCAATCGCGGTGGTCGCCTGACTATTCTGCAGGAAGACCAAGGACAATTACTGACTCTTGCCGGTGAACCTGACGGAAAACTCCGCGCAGCAGGTCGTTAATATCGTTCTAATAAACTGATTATTTATCTCATCACTGAATATCTTTATATAGTGAGGACTTATTATGTCTCAGAACTTAGACGCAACCGCAATTAATCAAATCCATGCCCTTATTTCTGCTCAGGGTGTTAATGAAATTATCAGTAAGATTGGTGCCGATGCTGTGGCATTGCCTGAGAATTTCCGCATTCATGATCTGGAAAAATTTAATTTAAATCGCTTCCGTTTCCGTGGTGCGCTTTCCACTGCCAGCATCGATGACTTTACCCGTTATTCTAAAGTTCTTGCAGATGAAGGCACCCGCTGCTTTATCGATGCCGATAATATGCGTGCCGTCAGTGTGCTTAACCTGGGTACTATTGATGAACCAGGTCACGCAGATAACACCGCCACTCTCAAACTGAAAAAGACAGCACCGTTCTCTGCCCTGTTGTCTGTTAACGGCGAGCGTAACTCCCAGAAGTCACTGGCAGAATGGATTGAAGACTGGGCCGACTACCTTGTGGGCTTTGATGCTAATGGTGACGCCATTCAGGCAACAAAAGCGGCTGCGGCGGTCCGTAAAATCACGATTGAAGCAAACCAGACCGCTGATTTTGAAGACAATGACTTCAGCGGCAAACGCTCTCTGATGGAGTCTGTCGAAGCGAAAACTAAAGACATTATGCCAGTAGTATTTGAGTTTAAATGCGTTCCGTTTGAAGGCCTGAAAGAACGTCCGTTTAAATTACGCCTCAGCATTATCACTGGTGATCGCCCTGTACTGGTTCTGCGCATTATTCAGCTGGAAGCAGTACAGGAAGAAATGGCTAACGAATTTCGTAATCTGCTTGTTGAAAAATTCAAAGACAGCAAAGTAGAAACCTTTATTGGTACTTTCACCGCCTGATTTCATTACTGCAAATGCCCCTGCGGGGGCATTTATGGAAACGTAATTAACTCAATAATCGCCTGATGGCGAGGGTTTTCTTTAACCAAAATTCAGCGCGGTGCAGCGCATATAAAGTGGAGAACAAAATGTCATTTATTAAAACTTTTTCCGGGAAGCATTTTTATTATGACAGGATAAATAAAGACGACATCGTGATTAACGATATCGCAGTTTCCCTTTCAAATATCTGTCGCTTTGCCGGTCATCTTTCACACTTCTACAGCGTCGCCCAACATGCGGTGCTTTGCAGCAAACTGGTTCCGGAGGAGTTTGCTTTTGAAGCGTTAATGCATGATGCAACAGAAGCGTATTGTCAGGACATCCCCGCGCCACTGAAACGCCTTCTTCCTGACTATAAACAGATGGAAGAAAAAATAGACGCCGTAATCCGTGAGAAATACGGGTTACCTCCTGTTATGAGCACGCCAGTGAAATATGCCGATCTCATTATGCTGGCAACCGAACGCCGCGATCTCGGGCTTGATGATGGCTCTTTCTGGCCTGTACTGGAAGGTATCCCGGCAACAGAGATGTTCAAAGTGATTCCACTGGCACCAGGACATGCCTACGGGATGTTTATGGAACGTTTTAACGAGTTATCGGAGTTACGCAAATGTGCATAACTCATGTAGTTAGTTTTTCCGGCGGGAGAACATCTGCATATCTTGTTCACCTGATGGAAGAACAAAGAAAGGCTGGCAATAACGTCTGCTACATCTTTATGGATACCGGTTGCGAACATCCGCTGACATACCGCTTTATTCGGGAGGTTGTGAAGTTCTGGGGCATACCACTAACTGTGTTGCAGGTCGATATCAATCCTGAGCTTGGGCAGCCAAATGGTTATACAGAATGGGAGCCAAAGGATATTCAGACGCGAATGCCGGTACTTAAACCGTTTATGGACATGGTTAAAAAGTACGGCACGCCATACATCGGCGGCGCGTTCTGTACTGACAGGCTAAAACTCATCCCTTTCACGAAATACTGCGATAACCATTTCGGGCGAGGTAATTACATCACATGGCTGGGTATTCGTGCAGACGAACCCCGTAGGCTGAAACCGAAATCGGGCGTCCGGTATCTTGCCGAACTGTCAGATTTTGATAAGTCGGATGTTATCCGGTGGTGGCGAAAACAACCTTTTGATTTGCAAATCCCGGAGCATCTCGGGAACTGTGTTTTCTGCATCAAAAAGTCAACGCAAAAGCTGGGGCTTGCATGTAAAGACGAACCTGGTCTGATGCGAGTTTTTAATGAGCTGGTTACAGGCAAACACGTCAGGGATGGTCATCGCAGAACAGGTAAAGACGTTATGTACCGTGGTCACCTGACGCTTGACGGAATTGCCAGAATGTCTGCCAACAGCGACTACAGAAATTTGTATCAGGCGATGGTACAGGCCAGGCGATTCGATACCGGCTCGTGTTCAGAGTCATGTGAAATCTGGGGTGATCAATTGGTATTGAAATTCGAAGAGGTAGGGGTATGACAACCGAAATTAACTACCATGCACTGCTTGAGCGCGCACGGAATAAAGTGCAGAGCATTGAGTTCGCCTTAACACAGAGTGCATTCGCTGAGATTCGCGCTGAGCTTGAAGATGATTTAGAACTGGCACGGATTGCACTGGCATCTCTGGAAGTTGAGCCAGATGAACGCGCAGCCTATGAATTATTTATGGAAAAGCGTTTCGGTAAAACAGTCGATCGTCGGAGAGCAAAAAACGGTGATAACGAGTACATGGCGTGGGATATGGCTCTCGGCTGGGTCGTCTGGCAACAACGCGCGGGCATGAGTCTTTCAACTGCACAACCACAGGAGGGTCAACAATGAACAACTTAATGACAACAAAACAAGTCGCCGAATTCTGTGGCGTTTCAATATCGACGGTGCTTCGCTGGAACAGTGTAAACCGGAGGACTGGTCAGAAATATCGGCCTGATTTTCCAGATCCTGATATTAAATCCTGCCCAAATAAATGGGCATCACGTAAGATATACAGGTTTGCAGGAGTAATTGAGTAACAAACATTAGCTCAAATGTGAGCTGGCACATCTATGGCACAAGCCAAACAGATCTGACTGTCTGCTCTGTATCAAGAGCAGACAAGCTATTTATTTTTTTACATGAAAATGCGCGCTCTTTGGACGTTAGGGTTATTCTATCCAGAGCCAGCAGCACCTCTTAGCCAAGTACATAATTGCAGGCACAATCCGGCATCGATGTGCAGCTCCGGTCGCTGAACTGCTGGAAAACCCTTCCGTTCATAAGCCAGTCTCGATACGTGGCAACAGTATCATTGATACAATTTATTTTAATTTTCCCGTACCTCGAAGAAGTGATAGGTATTGATCAGTGGCAAGTAATGGTAGATTATTCTCTTGGCTAGAGTCGATATCTCTAATTAAAATTGTACGGTTTTTTATGCTGAACTTGTATTTAGTCTCCAGCATTGCCCAAAACATTCTTTTATTTAATCTTGATAGTCTTATAAAATTTACAAGACCTTCAAGGCTCATAACTAAAACTTTCGCCCCTTTTGACTCTTTAAGGTTGCTAATTTCGTTATAAATCTTTTCAGCACCTTCTTTCTCTAAAACAAGATCTGAGATTATCACTAAATGATAAATACCCTTTCTGCGCTTTATTAAGCATTCCCTCCCGTCATAATTAATAACCACATCATTATTTAGAATTGGGATAACGCCTTTAACCTGATCGATCCCTTGCAATGCTTTTTTCTTATACATGCTACAAAGCTTTTCATGAGATTTTAAACCCATTTCAATCAAAGATGATGCTTTAGACTGTATAGATAATACATAGTCATTTTCTACAATAAGAATATCAACTAGTTCTCTTTTTTTATTACCCTCAATAATATCTGGAGAAAAAAACACTTCCTCCGGTGAAAAGACCTGCCGCAAAGCATGGTATATAAGAGCTTCCTGCTCATATCCCTCAGAGCCGTTTTCACTGACGCTAAATTCATATGTTAATACGGTATCGTTTGGTTCATGAACACTTGCTAGGTAAGATTTTTTATCGATTACACTTAGTGGCAGACTAATTATTTTCTCGTTACCAGTCAAAGCATTGTTGCAGAATTCATCCATTGCTTCATTACCTTCCCTAAATCCTGAATTGAGAGAATATGAATTAGCACAAAATTTTTTTAAACATTCACACGGTAAATTTTCCGAAACTTTTATTTTCAGGTCCATAACACGCATTGTATGCGAGTCAAAAAATGATAATAGAATACCATCATAAGCGCCTGACAATAACAAATCCAGCCCTTTAATTTCATCTGCCTCTCTTGGTGGATAGGCTAGTAAAAATGGATTATCGACATTATCTTCAATCAACATCCCAATCACTAGTATATTTTTAGTAGATAAACCTACCAAAAAGTGGATAGGTGCTCCTGACCAGACGGATTTAATTATAGGAAGGCTTGATTTAAGTATTATGTGGATATTACGATTTTCACTATCTATCCACACTCCATGTAACTCATTGTTTAAATAGGCCAAAAGTTTAGTATTCATTTCGACTTTCATTTCCTTATTGTGATAATGATGGTGTTCAACACAAACTGGCCAGCAGTTCCAGTATAGTACATCAGTAACTTAGATTGCTTAACTGCAAATCGCGCGTTTTCTAAACATCATATATCCGCTCCTCGCTCAAAGCGGACTGTCATATTTTATTGCGTTCAAAATATGCAAACTGTCAGTTGGTGTCTGAACCAGAACAAGTAACAATCGATTCAACTCTCTCCCACCATGCCTGGTAGGCTTTACGCTGTTCTTCTAAATAATCACTCTTGTCATAAACTTGCCATACCCCCGGCAGTTTATGACCGAGCATTATTTCTGCGATATGAGGCGCAGTAAGATCAGAAAAGTTTGTTCGTGCTGTTCGCCTCAAATCATGCAGAGACCAATGAGGGAATTGATACCCCAAACGCCGCCATGCATACTGCATTAAATTGTAAGGCAGCGACTGCAATGATGTCCGACCAACGGGTTCCCTGCTTCCTTCCTTAGTAAAAAGCATATCGGAACCATTGTTCATAGAAATAGCGTACTTTATAAGCTCTTCAACCGGTTCAATAATGGGCCGTTTTAGCGGTTCGCCCGTTATCTCCCCAGTCTTATGTCGTTCTGGTGGTACAGTCCATACTTTATTAATGAAATCAAAATCGTCCACCCTGGCGGTAATTAGCTCTGAACTACGGCAGCCAAAATGCAGCAATAGTTTAATGAAGGCCCGGTATTTAGGAACCATTCGAGAACCATCGATCGCAGCATAAAGGATTTTAATTTCATCATGTGTCAGAAACCGTTTCTTCTGACCTTTACGGATATCCATATCTTTACCCGTGATATCCGACAGCGGGCGAGTTTCAATGAGCTTTCTCTTATACGCCCAGACATGGGCCTGCTTTGCGTTAATTAGCAATCGGTCTGCTATTGCTGGAGTCTTAGTGCTAAGAGGCTCCAGGACTTCTAACCAATCATGCAATGTAGCTGCATCGTGAGGGATATTCCCGATTTTAGAGAACAGGTGCAGCTCAAACGAGCGGAGTATCTGTTCAGAGCCTTTTTTATTTTTTACACAATATGCTTCATACCAGGCACGGATCACAGACTCTACCGTCATGGCTTCAGTAGCTTTTCGTTTTTCAGCCTGCTTGACCAATCGTGGATTACGGTTTGACTCGAGTTCACCACGGAGACGGATAACTTCTTCTCTGGCCTCTTTTAATCCAGTTGCCGGGTAAGTTCCGATATCAAGACGCTCACCTTTCCCTGCCCATTGATAACGATATTGGAACACTACGCGACCTTTCGGTGATACTCTGACAGACAGACCATCACGATCGGATTTAACCAAAACCTTATCACGTTCCTTTCCAACGACTGAACGCAACCACGCATCAGACAGCGCCATTACTCACCTTGTACAAATCGCAAAACACCTCTGCTGCTTTGTACATTATGTACAAGCATATGTACAGATTTTTGATGAAAGCAAGCAGATCGATTTAAAGTTACATGAAAGAATTTTCAATTAAAGAAGCCACATAACTAAATGTATTTAAATGAGTTATATTACTCAACCTCAATTAACTGAAAGGATTTTGAAAGAGTAAAAGAGCTTTAATTTAGGCTTAATTATTGGGGTGAGAAATAATGGCAAAAGTGCGGCGCTTCGCCACCTCTTGCAAATAAGGAGACAACGTCATAATTCTTTCTTCTTGAGTAAGCGGCATCGCGCCGCGCTTGTTGAAAACGAAAAATTGCGGCTATTTTACCCATCAACGGGGGGGAGGCAA